TCCTAACGCTTTTCTAACGTCCTTTAAGTAGTCTTTGCCATTGATAATACAAATGAAGTTCAACGGGTCAATCTCCGTTACCTTTGAACCGTCCATATACATTGCGTAGTATGAAACGGCATATTCTCCGCTTACATCAGCAGTGGACGCAGCAGCAACCTTGCCCAGTGCTGTTTTCTTCGGTTTCACTTTCATAATATGCTTTACCCCGGTGATTTCATTTGCACTGGTACGCAGGTTCATTCTCTGCTGTGCCACACGCAAATCAATTCTATGCACACGGGGTTCCATTAACTTGACCGCTGCTGCCGTTACGGTTCGGAAATTGAAAGTTGTTGTCATGGCATTTAAGTGACCAATAATGATTTCTTCAATATTGCCCGCAATGCCTGCGCCGCTTAATTCTTCCGTCATGTACTCTAAATCCGGCAGGGTCACTTCTGTTGTTCCCAGATACTCCGTGGCGTCTTCGTAAATCGCATAGTTAATTACTAATTCATCAACTTTAGACATTCTGTTTCACCTCCCCTTTATGCCGCCACCAGTGCTTCAAGATATGAAAGGTCATATTCAAGCACAAAGTCCATTTTCTGTAATGGTGACGGCGGTGTCATGTAGATATGAAAACGGACAATTCCTGCTGCCAGCTGGCTTGCGCTGTTCTCGCTTGCGTTAAGTTCGACACGCCCGCCAATGATTTTTTCATCAGTCGCAAGGCTTGACAGCCAATCGTTGACGGACTGCACGATTGCGTCCAGAAGACGTCTTTTAATACCTCTGTCAAGGTAGTTCCAGTATGTCAAAATAAGGGTCTTTCCAACCCATTTG